GACTATGACCTGATAACCGTACCCCGTAAGATGTACATGCTTGGCGTACATTCCGAATATTCCCCGTGGAAAATCAGCCACTATAAATTCCTGATAAATCGTACCCGGATCAATGTATCAAATAAGATCCACCGCGATTTTAGTGCAAAGAATGGCAAGGAAGGACACATTGCATATTCAGAAGATTGCTGTGTGTATCATTTGACATACACTTCCGCTAAATACTGGTTAGAAACGAATATCCAGTACTGGCAGACAGAGGCGTTAGACTCGACCAATCCAGAAGAGGATATATCTCGTGCGCACGCGTACATAACTCGGCATGAAGCTAACCTGAAAGCAGGTGGCGAAGAAACGCGACTGCTTTATTACGCATGGCTGCTGTATCATTTAGGTACGGCATTCTGTCTGGAAGAGAAGCGGCGCGGTATGGATATTGGCGCAGAGTATAAAAAGATTTATGACCGGGTATTGCAGGAGTGGAAATGAACTCTGAACAATTAGAAAAAGAACTCGAAAATAGAAAAAAGATTGCTGCATTACATTTAGCATTATTCAATCTAATAAACGGAGATAGGCCATATCCTTATCCATCGCCCAAATATCCTACTTGCTCTGGATATGAAAACCAGAAACAGGAACTAAAAGACTTGCTAAAGGCGATACTAAAATGAATTGTCGCTCCTGTGGAATGCCTAACCTGAAACCCATCCTGTCTCTCGGGAATATGCCACTGGCAAACGGGTTGCTGAAGTCGCCCGAGGAACCAGAAGAGACGTATCCGCTTGATCTCGTGTTCTGTCCTGATTGCACGCTGGTACAGCTTACAGGCAATGTTGACCCCGACAAGATGTTCAAGGATTACAAGTATTATTCGTCCGGCTCTAAAACCATGTTGAAAAGTGCGGCTGACTTAGTAGAGAAAACCATAGCCAGTGAGGGGTTGAATAAAGATTCATTAGTCATTGAGATTGCCAGTAACGACGGGTATTTGTTGAAGAATTATGTTAAGGCTGGTATTCCAGTATTGGGGATCGATCCTTGCCAAAAAATAGCAATTGAGGCAATGAATAACGGCGTTCCTACGTACATAAAATACTTCAAACTTGAACTGGCAAAGGATTTGATAGATTCAGGAATGCACGCCGATGTCATTCATGCCAACAACATCATGGCGCACCTGCCATACCTGAACGATGTTGTCGAGGGAATATCGATCCTGTTGAAGCCGAACGGCATTGCAATCATTGAAACGCCCTACGTACGGGATATGATTGACAACTGCGAATTTGATACCATCTATCACGAGCATCTTTGTTATTACTCTCTGTTGGCATTGTCAATGTTATTCAATCGGCACGGCTTATCAGTCGTGGATGTCGAACATCTTTCTATTCATGGCGGGTCGTTGCGGGTTACGGTCAGTCACAATGCAGAACGGTACAATGAACGAGTGTATACAATGGCGGCAAGCGAGACATTTACCCTTGACGACTACAGATATTATGAATATTTCGGCAAGCGAGTAGAGGTTGTGAAAGACGATCTGTCCGATATGCTGTACGGATTGAAGTCGAACGATAAACACATTGTAGGTTATGCTGCGTCCGCTAAAGGCGCGGTACTGATGAACTATTGTGGTATTGGTCAGTATCTGGATTATGTTGTCGATAGCACGCCTGCCAAACAAGGACTTTACACGCCGGGTACGCATCTTGAAATATGCGACCCGTCAAAGTTGCTTGAAACGCAACCGGATTATGCCCTGCTTCTTGCGTGGAACTTTGCAGATGAAATAATGAGCAAAGAACAGGAATACATCAAGCGTGGCGGAAAGTTTATCGTACCCATTCCGAGAGTGAGAATAGTATGAAAACGCATAGAGGAATAATCGAAGCCCCGAGATGGGCAAAAGTTGAAGATTTTCTTAAAGATATTTGCTGGAGCGAAAGGTTAGAACTCATAACTTACGCTTCAAAAGGAATATTGAGAGAGACAATACGGTTTGAAATTGCGGGGGATCAAGATAATGTAGATAAAGTATCGAAAATTATATATGATACATTATCGAAATGGAATAGATCATGAACGTATCCGCTATCGTATCCGCTTATTATGCTAAAGACTTTATCTGCGCGAGGCTGGATAACCTGTTTGAACAATCCCCGCAGCCTGAGATTATAGTCGTTGCGCAATTGGGTAGCTTTGAGGCGGAGATAGCAAAGAGCTACGGTGACAGGATAATACACATTCTCACGCCTGATATTCCTACGATATACGCAGCGTGGAACATGGCTATCAAGGCCAGTAATTGCGATTACATCGCTAATGCAAATTGTGACGATTATACATTTCCACATGCGTATGCATATATGGCTTTTATTCTTGATAATCACCCCGATGTTGGATTGGTTTATGGAGACGAATATCAGTTCAACGGGGAGGCGTGGCCGAAGCGCAAAATAAGACCACAAGGCGACTTTGAGTTGCTAAAGAAACAATGTTTTGTTGGCCCTATGCCGATGTGGAGAAAATCTTTACATGAGAAATACGGATATTTCAATGAGGCTTATAAAGTATGCGGAGATTATGAGTTCTGGTTACGGATTGCAGCCTATGGCACAAAATTGGTACACCTTGACGGCGCGTTAGGGGTTTATGAAAATAGGGCAGAATCGGCAGAGCATAGACAGACGGATGTAGCTATGATCGAAAAGCAATATCTTCAAGCAACATATAAGGACTTGACACTAATCTAATTCTCATGTATATTTAATCTAACTTATGGTTTCTTTTGGAGGGTGGATACCCTGAACTGAAACCGGTGCTTGTCAAAGGATTTTGAGAGCCGAAGCGTATAACTCATTCGAGTTTGCTTCGGCTTTATTTATTGGTATGGAGGTGTTTATGGGAGAAATAAACAATGCATTAAAAACGATTTCGTCTACTCCAGAAGAGTTGCGGATTGGAAACCATATAGTCTTATTTGGTGGACGTGATGCAACGGGCATTATGTACAAAAATGCCGATGGTTCAAAGGGTGAATTCTTCACCCCAAAAACAGAACTCGAATCCAGTTACACCAAGACAGGGTTTATCCACGTTGACTTTGAACATGGACAAGACCCTGACGAATTGAATATTAGTTCTGATGACATTCTAGGTTACGTAGACTGGAAAACGGCCAAAGTAGACGATCAAGGCGTATTCGTTGAACGCGTTCTAAACCGAAGGCAGCGTTATGTTGAATGGCTAGAACCACTTATCAATGAGGGGCTTTTGGGTAATTCAACAGAATGCGTTCCCGGAGAATCTGAACGTGGAGACGATGGCGAAATAAAACGATGGCCTTTGAAGCGTGACACACTGACAGTAAACCCAATGGAGCCGCGCATGCTATCGCAAAACGCCATAACTTCAATCAAGGCTCTGGCAAAAGAAAATATATCCTGCTTCAAATCACTAGTCACTACATTGCCGGTGGATACCGGGATGGAGGAAAACAAACCAATTATTGTTAACGAAAGTGAGGTCAAAATGACCGACGAAGAGTTGAAGGCACAGAAAGAACGCGACGAATCTATCGCCAAATCTGCTGCCGAAGCCGCGGTAAAAGCATACGCGGCCAGTTTAGAACCGGAAGTAAAAGCCGGTTACCAAGTCGATGTGGTTGAAGATGAAGCTGACAAAGCCGCAAAACTCAATCCCTTCAAATCAACCGGAGAGTTTTTCAAGGCCGTACGCGCTGCCGGTGAAGGTGAAACAGACAAACGACTGCTTACCATGAAGGCCGCCGCTGGCGCTAATGAAACCATTCCCTCTGAGGGCGGGTTCTTAGTTCCTGTTGATATGGCTTCTGGCATCCTTGAAAAAACATGGGCTACCGGTACGGTATTGTCTCGCTTCAATGCTATCCCTGTACAGGGCAATGGTATGAAGTTCAATGTAGTTGATGAAACTTCCCGCGCGGACGGCTCTCGCATGGGTGGTATCTTGGGCTACTGGTTGGCTGAAGCTGGTACAAAAACCGCCACTAAACCAAAGTTCCGCCAGATTGCACTTGACCTGAAAAAGGTCGCCGCCCTCTGCTACGCAACCGATGAACTTTTGGAAGACGCAACCGCGCTGGAATCTTGGATCACCACGAATGTTCCCGATGAACTCCGCTTCCAAGTTGAAGCCGCAATCATCAACGGCAACGGCGTTGGCAAACCTCTTGGCATCTTGCAAAGTCCCGCGTTCTACACCATCGAACGCCAGACCGCCGGTTCTATTGACGGCGTGGATCTTGCTAACATGTGGGCGCATCGTTACATGGGCGCAAATGATTATGTCTGGTTTAGTTCCAGCACAATCTTCCCCAAACTGGTAAACATGACCATCGGAAATACTCCAGCCTATATGCCGCCCGGTGGCCTGTCTGGTTCGCCTTACGGCACGATCTTTGGCCGTCCCGTAATTGAGACTGAATACAATCCCTCCCTGTCAGTAGCCGGTGATATCTTGCTGGCTGCACCTTCACAGTATGCCATGATTTCAAAGGGTGGGATCAAGTCAGCTTCATCTATCCATGTCAAGTTTGTGACCGATGAAACCGCCTTCCGCTTTGTTTATCGCGTAGACGGCGAACCGACCTGGAACGACAAGGTAGCAAGCTACTACGCTTCCAGTGACTATGTTTCTCCATTCGTTGGCCTGTTGGCTACCTCATAAGAAAGGAGGATAAATATAATGGCTGATTTACGTTTTGCTGAAGGTTTGAAAGTTATCCCTATCCTTTCTCCTGTGGCTCTTGGGGCGACGGCTCTGGATACCGAATACGTAGATATGAAGCTGAACCACTGGGCTTCATTCCTCGTACATTTCGGTGCAACCACCAGCGATACATCCGATACCGTGACTGTGACAGTCCTTTGCAGTTCTGTGTCAACATCTGCAACCGGAGATGGTATCCCGTTCAGTTATCGCCTGTCAAGTTACTTTGAAAATGACGATATGGGCGCTATTACCGCCGCAACTTCTGATGGTGTCGCACTGACCAGCTCCACTGATCCGAGTGTTTCACTGGCTGACCGCCTGCTGATGATCTCGGTAAATGCTGATGATCTCCCGGCGTATAAATCCGATGGGCGGTTCTTGTCCGTTGTGATTACCCCGACCGCCGATGTTGTTGGCGTTGTCGGAGTGACCGCGATTCTTGAACCGCGTTATCCGGGGAATGATATTCCCAGCTCCACCTAAACATTAGGTAGTAATCAGGGGGGAGCGTAAAAACTCCCCCCTTTGAAAGACAACATATGGCAGATTATTGCTCGACGAGTGATATCAAAGCGGACATGCCCGACAGTGGGCTTGCATCGTCTACAGACGCGACCTATGATACCGCTATTGGTACTATGATAACCGCCGCGTCAAGGTTGATTGACAAAGAGGTTGGCCGTGAAGCCAACTGGTTTTCTTCCACAGATAGTCAAACCAGATACTATGATGGTTCTGGTGAAGTAACACAAGAGATTGACGAATGCCACACATTGACAAGCGTTTCAGTATCCGAGAGCGGCTCTATTGTGGTTTCAGAATATACCGCATGGACACTGGATACTGATTACTACGTTTCGCCTTACAACTATTTAGATTTAGGCTTGCCGATTGACCGCCTGATTGCAGACTGGAACGGTACTAAATATAAGTTCCCGCGATACCGGAAATGCGTGCAGGTTGTCGGACAGTTCGGTTATTCAGCCACTCCACCTGAAGATATCAAAATGGCCTGTAAAATCCAGACAATGCGCTGGTTCGGACGGGCTAAACAAATGTTCCAAGATCAAGGCGGCGGTGATTGGGCCGGGCAGACAGTCTTTGCAAGAAGCGAACTTGACCCGGATGTCAAGATATTACTTGCCAGTTACAAATTAGGGAACATGGTATGAGCATTATAGATACCACTATTCAGAGAATACAGACCATAGCTAAGGCTACGGTTTTTGACGATACAAAAACATTCAAGAATGCGCCGGATTATCCGACCGATGATGCAAGTATTTTGCCGTTGGTTATAACTCATTTGGCCAGTGGCAATGTAACGCAGATGAATGCGACCGATACAAAGCTGATTGTAAACATAAACACTGAATTTCACATTGACCGCAATGTCCTACGGCTCACTTACCAGAAGATTGATACTTTCATTCCTGATTTCATTCAAAGATTAGGAGGTGATCCTACTCTAGCCAGTTCAGCGAGTACGATTATCTATCCGGTTAGTTTTACGGTCGGGCCTGCTGAATGGGATTCGATAATTACCCAAATGGTAATGTTTACCATACCGGTAAAATTCAACTTACTTTCACCTACGGTAACGCCATGAAAAATACTCTTATTGTTATGGGTTCACACCCGCGTACCAGAGATGAATTCGACTGGACGCGCGAAGATTGTGACATTGTTGTATTCAACGAAGCCTGCCGCATGGATTGGGTAAAGCGGGCTGATTATGTCACACAAATGCACCTGCCTGTTATCTGGAGGAATCCAGGCAATAGGAATAACGGAGATCAATACAACTGGCATTATGAATGGTTGAAGTCTGGTAAAACACCTATCATCCTTATGCAGGAACAATATGAGGATGTCCCACGCGCGCAACGATACCCCATCGAAGAGGTATTGAAATTAGGCCGAAAATATTTGACTTCATCTGCCGCCTATTCAATCGCCTTTGGTATCGTGCAGGGGTACGAACGCATA